GGATGATATCATCCATTTTAAATCGTTACTCATTGTCTACCTTAATATGTAAAAAAGTCACGGGTACGTGACTTTGGTGTTACAGTAATTGTAACATATTGGTTTAGCTTGTCAATAGGGTTTATGCTTCTACAGCAAAAACATAAAGATCAAATTTAGCTGTCTTAAATCCCCTGCCTCTAACTTCAAAAATTGCTTGTGTCGTGGAAACGCTTAATACTTGTATTTTAAATCCAAACTCTGACCCATCATATGAGCCTTTGCTTACCAGTTGGCACCAGACTCTTGGTGGGTTTGTAAACTTCATTGGAGTTAGATCCCATTTAATCTGTGGCTTCTTGCTTGCATTAGCTTCAAATGTTTTAATGGTGCTATATATTTTTTGAGATACAGCATTTTTATTTTGATCTCCGCCAGCAGATGCGAGGCTTAAAGAAAATGACCCTGCCTTAGTCTTGTTTAATTCTGCGATATCTAATACTAAGCTATTTATAATATCTGCTGTTACTGGATCCCCAGGTTGTATTGGATTTGTAGCCATTTATTACTCCTCTGTTTGTTCCGCTGGAACTTCCTGTGATTGACTTTCTCCAGATAACTGTGTTATCTCTGCTCTAAGGATTGCTATGTGCGTCTCATATTGTGAGACAATCTCACCGATACGCTGTTGCAAAGCTTGTACTACTAGTTCTACTTTTTCCATTATATCTCCTTGATAGATTTACAGTATACCATTATGGCGTATTGTTGTCTAGCCCATTTATAACATTGTAATGTTCAAGTGTTAGCATGCTTTCTGTAGGGCTTTCTGGTCTCGTATAGGTAGTTTGCATTTCACTGCCACAATCAGGACAATTTAAGTATGCGTCATCTTTGTCCATCCTTGTTGGGTGTCCTACACGATCTTCTATGCATATTGCACAAAAAAACATTAATCCGTCATGAGCCATATTATAATGAATCCAATCTGCTCTTTAGCTGAGCTACCTCTTCTTTTAATGATTTAACTATAGGGATAAGAAGCCACGCAAGTTCATGACTATTCATAAGCTGTTGTGCTTCCCCATTCATATTTCTTTGAACGAAGTATCCCAGTCCAGCTTCTTCTAATTCTTCAGCAATTATACCAAATGAATGCACGTTAGACAACTCTTCTGGCATATCTGGATGCTGCTCAACATACTTGAAAAATGCTGGTTTAATATTCAATATTCGCTCATAATATCTTTCAGGAGCATAAGAAATATTTTCCTTAAACCTTCTTGATGATGAGGGCCCGTTTAAACTCGTAATATAGTATAAGTCTCTTGCTCTAATACCATTTCTAGCTTCAAAAGCATAAGATGTTGCAGTAGTATCTATGGATGCTCTAAAAACGTTATTTGCTGTATTTACTATGAATCTGGCATCGGTTGTATCATAGTCATTACCAATTCTAAGTCCGTAGTTGCTAGAGGAAATCCAACCCATTAGGACCTTGTCCCCAAATATAATTCTAGGTCTTACTGATGATATTGATTGTGCGGTTAGATCCCCATACGTTGATCCAATGTCAAACCCGCCAATATTTCCAGATTCTGCATAAATTTGTCCTCTTAGAGAAATGGTTCCAGTACTGCTAATATTTATCTTTTGGGTGCCTCCGCTATACCCACGAATTCCATTGCCATCTATGGCAAATCCATTTGTCGTGTCTCCACCAGTGATGTTTAGTCTTGCAACATCAATTGTTCCAGTAGTTACTCTGCTTCCGTTAATTACTGTTGTGTTGTATCCGAGTACAGTATTAATATCACCAGCCGCCATCTTTAAAGCTGCGGCGTCTGCTGCTGCGACTGCTTTCCCATCTGCTACAGATGCCGCATTTCCTGCCGCTACGGCTAGATTATAGGCTGAATCAGCTCTGCTTTGTGCCGTAGAAGCAGCGCCACTTGCTGCTGTTGCAGTATTAGATGCAGCAGTTGCAGTATTAGAAGCTGCCGCTGCAGTATTAGATGCAGATGTAGCAGTGCTAGATGCAAGAACAATTGAATCGTATGTAGAGCCACTGCTTATTACAAGCTGACCTGATATTTGTGCTCCAGATGCATATAGCTTTCCTTCTTTTGTTACTGCAAAATGATTATTAGCAGCAGTTTGAGCGTCTTGAGATCCAACCCACATTCTGTATGTTGGATGAGATGCGTCAAGCTTTACAATAGAGTTAAGTGTTCCTGTTGTATCTCCTAAAGTTATAATTCCAGTGTTTTCAATTTTAGTGTTAGAGGATGAAAATCCTGTTGTTGCTAATGTCCAGCCGCCAACAGTTCCAGACCTTGCATCTATTTGACCAGTTGACTGCTGTAAAGAGAATGTCAATCCTGTTGTATTGTCTGTACTTGTAGAATTATATGCAAATATACCTTCGCTACTTAATCTTACTCTTGCTCCTGATGTAGGGTTTGCTCCAGCATAGAGTGTTCCGCTTGTTGTTCCGCCTGTTGGAATAGCAAGCTGAACGTTTCCTGTAAATTTGCCGCCTGTTGCATTAACGTTTCCAGTTAAATATAAGTTGGTCCCATTCCAGTACATAAACTCTGTTGGGTTTCCAACTCTAAACTGGCCTGTAGTAAGCCAGAAGTTGTTTCCAACATTTGTCGTAGACTTGTTTAATATAATTCCGTGATATGTTCCTGGAGTTAATGTTGGGGTTACTAGTGGGTCTGTGTTTAAGTTAATACTTTGGGATATGCCTGTTCCTATTTTAAATAGGTCTTGTGATGCTCCGCCTATGGCTATAAAAGATTTAAGTCTTGCTAATGCGCCTGCTGCTGTTCCGTCTGCATCGGAAGCAATAAATGTTCCACTTGCAGCACCAGTCCAGTTTACAACATCGTAAGGTGTTGTTGATGCAACTTGATAATAATATGTTGTATTTGGAATTAATCCTGTTGCAGTAAAGGAAGTTGTTGATCTTCCGCTTACAGATGCATACTCCCAAAGTGGGGTTGCTCCAACTACTGATGGATCATTTGTTGACCATCTTAGTGCGTAACCAGCGGTCTTTGTATCTGCAGACTGAGTCCAATTAATGGTTGAGACAAGACTAAATCCGCTTAAGTCTTTCGGATCAATTGATGCGCTTGCACTTGGATTTGTTGGATTTGCAACAGTATATGTCGTGTCAACATCTGCGCTAAATGGTGTGACTGGTCCAGCAGTTACTTCTGATATATTTAAATCATCCCACTTATCTCTAGACCTAACTTTTACCCAGCGTGGAGCAAATGCATTAGCCCCTGTTGTAAGAATTGAAACATTAGTTGATGTTCCTGTATAAACAATAGTTTGTGTAGCAAAATTGCTTGTAAGGCTTTCAAATATAACAACATCTTCTTGTACGCTTGCAGGGTCAATATCAAACTTAACTCCGTAAGATTGAGAGCCTGCCGTTAATGTTAAGTTCTGTACCGCCTTGGTTAAATTAGGAATAGCAAAAGTTTCTGTCCAAATCGGAGACGAGTCGCTGAACTTTTTCTCTTTTGTATCTGCATTTTCGTGCTCATACTTAAACCAAAACTTATATTTCTTGTTCTTAATAAGAGGCAAAATTACTTTTACTGTATAAGAGGATTTAGACGTAGAAGCAGCAGATGCGGCTGACGCTACATTTGTCTTTTCTAAATCAGCAGGCAGGTCTTGCTCCCACCATCTATCGCCATATCCCCTTGTTGTCATTAAAAGTTTATTCCTAGTCTGTACTCAATAACCATTTGCTTTCCTAAAGACTTAGTTATTGGTGTTGTAAGAACTGATCTGCTTATCATGCCATAGTCAGTTCTGAATGAATCCTCATCATTTATTCTTAGTCCGTCAAATAATGCAGTTGTTGAACCTGAAGATTTTGCTTTTACCCCAACCGATATTTTAACAATTGCTGTTTGGTCTGGTGTTCCAACTCCAAAACCACTGGAGTATAAATTGTTAAGCGTTAGTGAGTTAATCTTGTCTCCGATAGATGCGCTACCTGGGAATCTAATCTCGTAGTAATTATTACTAGAATCATATGTCCTTACAAAGACATAATCTAAATTTGTATCACTTTGATAATAGGCAAGAGTAAAACTATCTAGTGCGCTATACCCTGATATGTCTAGATTAAAGTTGTAGAAATATTCTTTTGACTGCGAAGTACTTGCGCTAATCGGTAGATACGACGTTCCAATTTTAGGAAACGGTGTTGTAACTGATGTAGGAGATACTCCTGCTGAGTCTTTCCAGCTTTGGTTGTCTTCAAATGTAGATATAGAATTACTTGCATAATCAGTGCTTCCCAAAGATATGCTTGGGAAAAGTCCTACCTCATTAATTATTCCTGCAACATCTACAGGCAATGTTGTTTTATAAACAACTCCATACGTGCTTAGCCCTGTTGACGAGCTTGTTTGAATATCTATGCTGTTCATCGAAACTGGAGATTTATAAAACTCAAATCCTAGTTGAGTATCATTAACTGTTGCAGCAGTTGAACCTATTCCTACTGCAATATCTTTTAGATTAGTATTAGATTGACCAGCTAAGTATTGAGTCAAATATCTTTTTCCAAACTTAGTTATTAAATTTTTACTACGATATACTTCTTTGTTGTCTTCGTAGAATACGTATTCTCCAAGTAAATTCATGCTATTGTCCATAACCCTCTACCCCTATCACTGTGTCTCCGCCGCTATTTTTAACATTAAATACAAATTCAACATACTGATTCTTATTCTTATCAGTTACCATTGTCTTACTTACAAGAGAAATATCAGATAAAGATGGAGCTGCGAGGAAAACCGTTTCATCCCCTGGATCATCCCCTGGATCGTCTGGATCTTCTTCTGGATCAATTGCCGAATCAAATATAACATTAAGGCTTCCTGGTTCAACGAGAGCATAATAGTCTGGCTTTAATATTTTAATTAAAGGGTCGCCAGGGAAAAGCAGTAGTTTCTTTTCTTTTGCTGTTGACGAGGCTGGCTTTTTCATATAACTCATATTTACATTCTACCATTTCCTCATGTATGAATCGACCTACACGCCAGGGAAGTTGTTGGCGGGGAATCTTTATCGTATGTGCTGTCTATGGATAACACAATAAATTTACTAGCGTAGAATCCGCTTGGAATACTCAAATCTTCAGAAGAATATAGCTCATTATTTGGATAGGATATCTCAACAACATCTCCAATTTGGACAATTGGATTTAAGAAAGTCTCTAGGGATACAACCTTTTGCTGCTTAGACCATTGCTTTGACATCCAAGACGCCAGGTCCTTTGCTTCCGTCTCTCTTTGAATCCATGTAGAGTCAAATCCAACAATCTCTACCTTCTGAGCATCTGTAAGTGTTGGGTCCATATATTCAAATGAATCTGAAGGAACAATTGAGTTACCAATAATAACAAACTGCTTTTCTTCATCATTTGCCAATGCCGTAAAGGCTCCTGTATTATTTAAAACATAGACGTCCATTGAGAATAAATCAAGCGATGCTCCCACAACGGTTACGTCATTATTATTTACAAGGCTTGGATACAAAGGAAACCCTGGGGTTGTGAATCTAGATTGAATTCTTCTAAGCTCTCTTGCAACTGGACCAAATTCTCTTAGCCAAGTAGTGTTTGTCTGCTGGGACTTTTGATTAAATATAAAGTCTCCGAATGTTTTTGTTATAGGGAAGCCTCCTGCTAGGAATCCCTTGTAAGGGTCAAAAGAACTATCTGCAGTAAATTCTTCAATTGTTAATGGAGCAGCATAGATGTAGTCAAAAGCTGAAACTCCTTGAAGAGACATAAGGCCTATCTTTTGAGTTATAGTAAAAGGATCTTGATCAACAACTACAAAGGATTTATTGTTAATAGAAACCCTAAGAGTTAAAACTTTGCCTGGTGTTGGCTGTCCTGCAGCAACAGTGGGAGTTGAATAGTTGGCACGAATATCTACCCTATACATTTTTCCGCCATTTATGTTTGTAACAATAGATCCGTCATCTTCTTTTTGCTGATCTGTCATCTTTACAGGCTTGCCATTTACAATTTTATAAAAATTAATATCCCTGTATGATTTATCTGCGTTACTATTTTGTGATGTAGCAATAGACAGAAAATATCCGCTTGTATTATTTGCATTTAATGAGAATGCAAGTCCAGAGATGGTTCTTTGTTCTCCCGTAGCACGACTATCGCTTGGCTTCTTCAAGAGAGGGAAGTACATGTTCGTACCTATAACAAAATTTTCTGTGGCCGATCCGTCTGTCTTAGCGTATTTTGGAGAAACAGTTTTTTCTGTTACAAGGCTGTATTTTGTATTTTGAATATATTCAGTTAGGTTTGCATCTAGTGCACTTGGCTTTGACTCAACAACTGGAGCAAATACGGTCATCATTGATCTAGGAACTGAGTAGAATAAATCATTATTCTTTCCCACTCCTTTGCCATCTGCGTCTTTAATTGAAACCTCTTTTAAGGTAAACACAGAGTTATCTGTAGTGTATGCTCCTGCTCCCCCTACTGTAGAATCCCACTTTCTTCCTTCCCACTCTGCCTGCAAAGATGCTATGTCAGCACTGTGGGTTAAAGATGTAAGATCATCGCTCTTAACAACATCAAAAGCATTTCTTTTTTTAATTCTATATTGACCTGTTGGCTTAAAGCTATTTGGCTTTGCAAGTGCTTGACTTGACTGTATATCCGAATCAGATGTGATCCATTTTTCAACAGTAGGCTGTCCAGCTATCGGTGGAGAAGGCTCATAAGTATACTGAATAGCATCGTATTCAATTATTTCTTTTCCTAAAACTAAATATCCAGTATAAGAATAAAGTGTTGCAGCAGCTGAAGTTATCTGAACAGGCGATAGCTTAATTACTCCAAGACTTGCACCTGGAGTTGTTGGCGGTGGACCCAAGTCCTCAATTAAGGCTGCGGCTCCTAGTTGAACTACTGGAGATGTATAGACCTTGTCTCCATCTCCATCATAATTAGATGTGGTTTGTGGACTGTATAGAACTTTAATTGCCTTTACGCTTGGTATATTTTCAATTGCAATTGATGCTATGTTTGCAAGCTTGCCATCTGATGTGTTGTTATACCTAAAAGATGCCACTGGAGTTTTTGTATTATCAAATATGTATCCTCTTGGATAAAATTGCAAGATATCATTATTATCAAAGACTGCAACCATTTGTGTGTCTTTGCATAGGTCTTGAATGTGTTGCCAGACCGTCTTTGAGGGATCGGTATACCAATAAAACGGGGTTACAATTGAATTGTCATTTGTAGCTAAATTAAACTTATAGTTTGTAAATCCGACTGAGTCTAGCAACCTTCTAATAATTGCAACTGATGACATATCCTTTGTTACAATATCAGGCGGTTTAATGTATTGAAGATCCCTAGCACCATCTAGCGCATTTATTGAAATTTCTCCAAACTCGTCTACCTCATAGGAGTCCATATAAAAAACTCCAAGATTTATTTTTTCTGATTCGACTATGGTGAATGGTCTAATGATTACATTCTTATACATATTAATCTTTGCTTTATTAAAAGGAATATCTCTGTCATGGTAGGCATATGACCGATCATATGAATTTAAATTCATTCTTAATGAGTTTGCTGTGACATCACCTACTGGAACCAATCCATCTATTTGATCTGATGAATTCTGAGATATATTAAATGACTCTAAGGATGCCGTAACATCTCTTACTAGTCTTGCTGATATTTCAATTATTCCTAGATACCCGCCTGAAGTATCAATGGAGTTAATCTGTAGCTTTAATCCGCTTAAATTTATTCCTTCAGATACCGTAGCAGGCTCTGTCTCTGACCAAGATGTTCCGTTATAGTATAAATTTACTACTCCAGAATCTGGGCAAGTTGTTCCAGTGTATATTAATGACTCTGCTCCCGCCAAGTTAACTAGTTTAACAGTCCACGATGTTGGCTTAGAATGCGATGTTTCAAACTTAACAACAATCTTATTTGTAGCAGCAGTCTTATTTGCTGGGTAAGATACAGATAGAATACAGTTAGACAAAAGCATGCCTGCCGCTTTGGGAGTTACCCAATATTTATAGGCTGTTTTTGTGCTAGAAAAATAAAGTCTTTTGCTAAATTCTTTTGCAGAAGCATATGTGGCTGCGCTTCCAATGCCCGTAGTAGAAAGTGTTGAGGGTATGCTTGGGTCTCCCGAAATCATATACTGGATTCCAGCCTTCTTTGGGCGTCTTGGATCAATTATGCTTGTTATTGGAAATAGCTTTTCAAATGGTCTATAGGTGTATGTTCCGTCTTTAGAGGTCAGAGTTGCCGTTATAACGCCTTCTGGGGCTGTTACAGACGCTCCCAGGATCAAGTCGTTCATATTATACTCAAGGTGGCATCCATTGGTCACAGAGACGCTAACGGATTTATTTAATGCGTTTTTGACGGTATTTGATACTGATATCAATTTATACCTCTTCTAAAGATAAAGATACATCCCAAAACTCTTGCGGGACTGAGGCTGTAGTAGATTTAACATTTCTTTTGGATACAGTAAAACTACATGATGTAAAGGAGGCGAGAATAATTTCATCTCTTGCAGAAACTGCATTATAAGATATCTTAACCTTAAATGTTCCCTTACCTTTATTTAAATAGAATGCTCTTATATCTTCTGCACCCATTCCACCGTCCACGGTCATGGTGCTATATGTAGGGATATCTCCCCAAGAAGCGGATACTGTTTTTTTATCTGCAATCCATATTTTTCTCAATGAGCCATTTGACATTCTTTGAGTCTTTTCAATTCTGTCTACGTCTACCGACGCTGAGCCTCTATTATGCTCAGACAATTTTGTCCAAGTTGGGGTATTTGCGTCTGTGCCTGTGTCAAAATAAATTAATGATCCTACAGGAAGTGTCATTGGATAGCTCATGTTTTAATACTCACATTCATTGGGTTACCCTTCATTTTAGCATTTAACTTTGTATCTTGTCCAATGGCCTGCTTTGTCATTGATACCACTTGTCTTACAAATGCATCAGTATTCATACCTTCAGATGGGTATATGTTCTGTGTAAGATTAATTACGTTTCCGCCGCCTCTAGAATCGCTCATTGGCTCAAACATTTTGGCTGCTTGACCTACATCATATCTTGGAGATGCAAATGGTAGCTTAGCCATATTAGGGATAACCATTCCTCCAAACGCCATTTCTGGTCCACGGTCTCCAACAATTGTAGGAACCTTTGGATTAAGCTTCATGGTTCCATATCCAGCTTTTACTGCTTGAACATTAAGGCCTGCTGGTGAACCATCACCTGTTACTTTCCATTTTTTACCATTCTTATCTAAGAACTCAACACCAATCCAGGTAGAGCTTGGCCTTCCATTTTTAGTATTTGTTGTTTGTGTTGCACCTGCTGCGATTAAGGTAGATGGATGAACAATTGTAGCTCCTGCATAGGCTCCAGCAGTTGCTCCCAGAGTTGTAGGAACAGAACTAATCTTAGCGGTAGCCTTTGACGGACTCATGTCCATTTTCTTGCCATTAATATTAATGTCTCCTGTCATTGCGTCGACAGTAATTCCCTTTGAGGCTAAGCCTTTTGTAATAGCGCCTTCTACTCCGCCCATAAAACCTGCAGCCTGGTCTGTCACGCTTGGATTATTTACCCTAGGAGATCTCTTTAATTGCAACTTAGGCGTGACAATTGTTTCTGGTCTTGCTGTGTTTACGGTTCCAACTACACCTGCTGAAGCGGCTTGGCCTTCAGGTGTTTTTGCATACTCCTCTAGAGTCATTCCTAAAGCATAGGCATTAATTCTTAATGTAGTCATTGCTTGATTAACATCATTAATTTGTTGCGTCTGTGTTGCAATCTTTTTATTTAATGCACCTAAATTTTCTGCTGCAAGAGCTGCATTATCTGACATCTTTTCTTGTCCAGCGTTGATTGCTTTAATTTTAGCTTCAAGAGGAGCATTGGCCAATTTGTTTGCATCTTCAATTGCTTTCTTCTGTGAATTATATTGTAGGGTAGACTGAAGCCCTTCCATATCAAGGCTTGCCTGCTGAGCACCTGCTGTATTTCCAGTTGCAATTGCAGCATCGTATTCCGCCTGCTTTTTAGCAATCTCTCTGCCGAGGTCACCCTCTTGCTTTGCTGCATCAAGGGCTTTTAGCCTTGCATCTGCTAGCTTGTTGTTTGCATCTATCTGACTTTGTAAACGCTTTAATTCGTTTTTAGTATCAATTTGTTTTTGAGCGCTTTGGCCTTTAGCCGCTTTCTCTAGAACATCTCTCTGATCTGTTAACTTTTTTAAAGCTTTATAATTTTCTTTTAGTAATCCTTCTTTGTTTGCTGAAGCAACCGATGCGGCAACTGAATCGGCAACCATAGACAAATTCCTTACTGCTTCGGCGCCTAGTTGTGAAAGATCTCCAGTAAAGCCCTTTGCCCCAAGACTCATTTTTTCAAATAGGCTAACAACTGTATCCATAGGGTTAATAATTTTTCTAAGTTCTGGATTTTGTTTAATCATTTCTGCTCTAGTTCCTGCAGTAAGTACGGCCTTAGAAGACTCTAGTTTATTTAACTTTTTAAGCATTGCTTCTTGTGCTTGATACTCAGTTAATACTTTTGTGTTTCCGCTCTTGTCTGCTTTTGCAGCTTTCTTGCTTTTTTCAATCTCATCTATAATTCCAGCCTGTATAGCCATCAGACCAGTGTTGACTGCCTTTGCGCCTTCACGTCCATTATTTGCTGAAGCAGAAACATAATTGTTTATTGCAGATTCTGCTGCATCCTGGCCTGTTCTAATATTTTTAAATGCACGGTTGCCTACAGTAAATGCTCCAGCCTTTTCTGCCTGATCAGAAAGCTTAAACATTGCAAATATTTTTTTGCTTGCTTCATCCGCTGACATTCCAGCGGCCATCAATGCGGTCTTAATATCGATTGCTACCTGCGGAAGCTCTGATTCCTTAGATTGATTAATTAATTTAATTTGATCGGTATAGGTTTCCTTAACTTCTTTCTTAAGCTTTTTATACTCTTCAATTGTCATAGAAATAGGAAGCCCCGCATCTTGCATGCTTTCAAAAAGCATTTGGTTTCTTTCTCGTATGGCTTCTATATTTTTAACTGTATCAGCAAGCTTAGAGTTATAATCAGTAAACTTAAGTCCTGCCTTTTGAGCAGCTTCTGCTGTAAGACCATAGCGTGTTGCTCCAATTCTTAAATGCTCGTTATGGTCTCTCATTCTCTTAATGCCCAAAGCAATAGTTGTAGAAAGTCCTGCAACTACAAGATTTGCCCTAGTTGCCATTAATGCTACTCTTCCAAGCATTGGTGCAAGTTTAGAACCGCTAGCTGCTAGCTTGTCCGCTTGTAATGCTGCTTTACCCGCACCTGGAAGTGATTGTGCTAATGTATTTCCAAGTCCGCCCATTCTTGATGTGACTGGTCCAGTCTTTCTGTCAGAAACTGCACCTGAATATGTAAATCCTTCTGGCCTTTGCTTCCCGCCACCGCCGCCCATCATCATAAATGGAATAATTCCACCTAAAGTAGATAGTGCTGTCCCCCCCATTCCTCCAATTTTGCCACCCAACATTTGTGCAGCAAAAGCTGCAATTAGAGGCCCTATCATTCCGCCTATATTATATCCTTGAGCCATTGTCGATCTATTTGGAATAATCCCACCAGCGTTTCTAGGAACAAAAACTTCTGGGCCTTTTTCTCCCACAACGTATGGCTGTCCAGCATTAACTGGTCCGCCCATTTCTCTTTTTTCTAAACCAAATATAACTTGCTTTAAAGAGTCTGTAAGTGGTGTATCTTTTTTAGATTCCCAATTTAAGAATTTCTTTCTTAGTATGTCTTTATCAATTGGTGATAATTGAGACAGAACAGCTCTATCTCCTATAAGATCCGAAGCAGCAGATCTTATAACTGAATCTAACACGTCTGGCTCAAGAGCATTCTTTAAAGACCCCTGTGCATCTTTAACATAACCGTAAGGTTTTTCTTTTGCAAGAGCTGCAGCAAACTTATCATAGAATAACTTTTGAGTATTCTTTCTTAATCCCGTGCTAGCAAATAATGTTTCAGCCATCTTAATAGATAGAGAGTTTACACCCCATGGAGCAGACTCGTACATGCTAGGCTTAGGTGCACCTGTTGGTCCAAATCCTGCGCCAATTCTGTGCATTGCTTTACCCTTAAGTACATTTCCAATCATTCCGCCGATATTAAATCCATTTTCTGGAGTCTTAAATGCGTTATCCGATAGACTTACGGAGTGACCCTTTTGTCTGCGCTTTAATTCATCTGCTGCAATCATTTTAGCAATAGCCGCTGGAGTCATTGTTTTTTCTGGAGACATCTTTAATGATGAATGAACTCCGTGCAAATCTCCATATGTTTGTCTTCTTGCGTCAGAGAGTCTTTGAATCATTGCATTATAAACAACCTTCTCTTCTGAGTTTAAATCGAATCTACTTATTGTTTGCTTTAGCTTAGGCAGAGCATCATTAATCTCCTTAAGCATACGATCATTATATTGATCTGCTGTCATACCCTTTGGAATACCTGCAGTTGACTCAGCAAAGAATTTCTTTGCTCCGCTTCCCTTTACTCCCATTAAGTTAACCATTGCTTGGTGTTTAAATGAAGGCATTGTTGCAGAGTAATCTCTTGGTCCAGAAGCTGCCCCAAACACACCTGCTGGTCCTACATCTGCAAGGATATTGCCTGATAGATTTCCTCTACCTAGATCTTTATCTCCACGCAATGCTGACGCTACTAGTTGTCTAAAGTATTGATCGGATGTAAACTTGCCATCTTGATTTGCTATAGCTGGATTATACTTTGACTCCAAAGCAAGAAGTGTTCTGGCACCCTTTGGATCGGTTGGGTCTCTCATTACAACAACTCTCTGGTTAGGAGTTTGTAGTCCATGTACATCACGAGCAATCTCTGTTGCTCTTAATTCAGCAAGTGCCGCTTTTTCATCTAGTACTGGCTTAACAAAAACTTTGTCTCCGCCCTTATTGTAAATTCCACCAATTCCAGCAACTGGGAAACTTCTTCCAGATGTTGGCTCTAGTAATCCATCATAATCAGTTACTGGAGTCTTGCTAAATCTAGAATCTTTGACTGCTTGGCTTGCTTTTTCCATAGCAGCCTTTGCTGCTCTTTGAGCTTCTACTTGCTTAATGGTTCTAGGCATTCCCAAGAACAGGGCTTTGCCGCCACGGAATAGTTTTTGTGCAAACTGTCCTGGTACCATTCCTCCAGCATTTAGCTTTCTACCTTTTTTAGACTTTAAGAAATCCATAAATACTTTTGTTATTCCAAAGTTATGCTTTAATCTTAAAGGAGCTTTAATAATTCTTTCTTCAGTTCCAGGACCAGTTCCTAAACCTAAAACTTTTCCTATTGTATCAATAGCCATTCGTCTTTCTGTTTCAGTTTGTGGTAATCTGTCTTCAAAAGGATTGTCGCTTCCTTGTGTTAGTCTTGAAAAAGTGTTTGTCCATTTATTTATTTCATCATTTCCTGCTTGTGCTTGACCAAAATTACCTTTAGTGCTTAATGTATTCTGTGCCATGACTCTGTCATGCTCTGTAGCATAGCCATGAGTGTTTGGAACCCACTTTTGAATTTTGTCATCCCATGCGGATCTACCAAATAATTCCATTTGTAATCTTTTAACTTCTCCTGCATTTGCAAATCCCATTTTTGTTAATGTGGAAAGCAAAGATGGTGATGGATGAACAGCTGAGTCTCTTTTAGCTACTGGAGTAGGCTGCATTTTTCCACTGCCACTTCTTAATGGTGCTTTTATAAGCCCTCCGCCTATTTTTTTATCTAGCTCTCTTGTTTGCTTTTCTTTTATTTCACGCATTCTGTCATCATTAATAGTATCTGTTTTAGGATCATAGGAATACTGTCTTGCTTCGTCGTATAGTTTTTTTGCAGTACGAACAGATTCAACTTCTGACATACCTAAGCTATTAAGGACTGCTGCATCATGCATAACATGTCTTACTTGATTATCTTCTAAAAAGTTTTTTGGAACATATAGCCTTGAAGCATATGCAGATGCCATTCTTATATTTCGCTCTGCTTGTGCTCTTATTTTGCCGCCATCAAATCTTCCCATGCCCGAGGTATTGCCTGGCCCGCCATTTAATTGAAGCATTAACCCTGGGTCACGTTGAGCAATATTTGCTGGAATAACCGCTTCTCCAGGAGTTAGAACAACTGGTACCGCTCCCCCAGCATTTCTAAATGTTGGGGTGCCCCCAAGTAGCTTACTAATTGTTGGCATATTTTGTTCTGTAGATTTTTTATTAATTACGAATGCGCCTGGTTCTGCTGTTGTGTGGTATGTGTCTGTGTTGCCTGTACCAGGAACAATGCCACCCCGAGCAAACTTAGGCTTTGTTGTTTGAATATTATATCCTGCGCCTGAAGTTCTTACTCCACCAAGTGCTCTTGCAATTCTATCTACAAGGGTTTTTGTTGAGCCTTTGTGGAACATTTCTTTCATATTTGACTTACCGCTGACTGGATCAACTACTGGTTGAGATGTAAGTGGTACTGTAGTTAAGTTTGCTGTTCTTCCCATTGACGTTGCGGTCATTGCTGTCGTTTCGGCAAGCATTGCCTCAACTGTTGCATTTAGCTGTATTACTTTTGCTCTTGCTTGATCTACTGTTATCTTGCTTGCCTGAAGCTGCTTAACAATTGCTTCGGTTTCTAATGCGGCCATTTGAGTAATTTCAGAAAATTGTGGTAGCAATGCTTGATATGAATCTGATAGTCCAGAGGTAATTGTGCCTGTTGCCATGACCTCAGCCTTTAATACTTTAATTTCTGCTTCCGATTGCATTGCAATTGCCGCTGTCATTGCATGCCACTTTGCTGCTTCTTGTGCAACAACACCTGTTGATATTCCATTTACAGATGTAACACCTGGAATCTTTGGAAGATCTTGATTCATGTAAGCCTGTGGATTTTTACCAATTCTAATATTTACTGGAGACGCTCCTGGCACTGTTCCAAATATAGTTCCTGGCTGTTGTGTCTGAGCTGGAATCATATGAGACATATCTCTTGTGTATGCTTCGCCAACTAGTGGGTTATTCTTATCTACAAATCTTTGCCCGCTTGGACTTCCAGCTGCAATTACTCCGCCTGCAAGTGTTGAGATTCCTGGCTGCACTGCAACCTTTGCAGAGTTAGCCTTTATCTCAAGAGTATCAAATGATGCGGCAAGAGTATTTATTGCATTTGTTAATACAATTGTTGCTTCTGTATCCGAGTAGAATGATGTAGCAAGACCTTTAGCTGCAGCATCTGCTGCCATAATTTCTGGAGTAAGTAATTTAAATCCTTGTCCGCCTTTTACTAGCTGTCTTAGGTGAAATATTCCCTTGATGACATATCCAATAAAGTTGCCCATAACACCAGCCAACATAATAATTGGTCCAGATACTGCGGTTATTCCTCCTAGTACATTTAGGAATGTCTTTACTGGCTGTGGAAGCTTCTGGAAGAACTTAATAATTCCATCTACTACTTCCAAAACCTTTGTGCTAATTGTTAAAAATTGATTTCCTACTGATGCAAGATCTGCTTGAACTGAAGCAAGAGCTCTCTTAAATTTACCAGATGCTGACTCTGTCAACATACCTAATTCTCGGGCTGAAATATTTGCAAGATCCGTTGCGCTTGACTTCATCAAATCCATTACCTGAAGCGTCTGGGATCCTTCTTTTCCTAAGTTTGCAAATAGAGCGGACATTCTTGCATACTGGAACTTGCCGAATAGCTGCTCAATTGCTCTTGATTTGCTTAGTGGGTCTAAGTTGTCTAGGGCTGATTGAAGATCCATAATTGTCGCAGTTAGGTTGCCTGCGTTAGATGTTACAATCTGATCAATATCTATTCCAAAGCCATTAAACATTTCTTTAGCAACCTTTGTTGGGTTGATAAGAGAAGCCATTGCTGACTTAATTGCGTTAGCACCTTCTGATGCGTTTACTCCGCCTTCTTTCATTGCAGTTAAATACAATGCTAAATCTTTTACGTCTCCTCCAAGAGACTTTACGACTGGGCCTGCTTTAGGAATTGCTTCAACTAAATCTGCTAGGCTTGTTGAGGTTTGGTTTTCAACTGCGTTAAGGAAGTCAATAGACTGTGTAAGTTCTTCAGTGCTTGACTTAAATGCATTCTGAATAGCAAGAGTTGCCTTCATGGCCTCTTGTCTATCTACTTCTCCAAGGATCGCAAGTCTAGAAGTTTCTTTTGTTGCTTCAAGTAGTGCTTGTCCCTGTTGTCCAGTTGCAGCTAAATCTGCGGCAAGTCCGATTGTATCTTTATATGCAATGCCGTATGCTCCCGCAATTTCTCTTGCTGTTTCTGAAACATCTTTTCTTACTTTTGCAAGCTCTACTGCAGATACTGAAGATAGACCACCGTAAACCTTTTGCAGTCTGACTAACTCTTGATCAGCTTCTCTAAAAGCTTTTTGTGCAGCCATACCGAATGCTGCTAGTGGTACGGTTAATCCTACTGTTAACTGACGACCTGCCCACTGAGTATTCTTACCCCAGTTAATAAGACTCGTTGCTCCATCATTCATCACTTTGTTCATGATGGCAAGCTCTTGTCTTGCTATTGCTGTCTTATTCTTTACTTCGTCTAGACCCTTTGCAACCATTACGTTATACTGCATCAAGCCCTGTGCGTTTTTACCTACAGGTTGAATAATTGCTTGCTCAAGCATTACTTGCTGTTTTGCAAGGTCTCTAACTAGATTGCTAGTCCTCTTTGTATGCCCGCTCCATGTGTTGTAGTAGTCATTTAGCTTTAGTCTGCCTCTGTCTAAATTTTTGCCAAACTTTTCTACATCTGAAGTGAGGGATACGAAGTGTTGCGAGAACTGGCCTGTTGATGTAAGCGTTGTTGCAAACGCCTTATTCATTACTGCAATTTGATTTGCAAGCTTAGCGTTAGTTCCCGCTGTAACTTCTTGTAACTTTAAGAGTTGGGCAGTAGTCGCAGCCAGTTGGGTTCTTAAGCCCGTAAAGTCTGCGTTGGCGGTAATATTGGTGGTGATTAAATTATCTGCCATATGTATATGTTACTCTATAGAGTATCCTAATCCTGCTCCAATGCCGAATCCAGCTTCGCTGGCAAATGCTCCTTGTAGTCCAACAATATCATCTGCTGATGCGTTGATTCCAAGTGCTTTTCTTCTAACATCTTCGAAAGACGACTCCTCCTTATTTTGGTTACTGCTTTCATTTAACTCAACACCTTGAATCGAAGCTAAGAACTTTCTTTTCTCTGATTCCGTTTTTTGCATTGACTTAAAAGTCTGGACCATCTCTGGCATTGAAAGATTATCTTCTAGTTCTTCGTAATTTTTCCAATTACCTAAAAGAAATACTTCCCCTTCTAAAGCGGCTAGATCTAGTTCTGACCAGCCAGTACCGCTGCCGCTAGTAGGTTTGGGTCGTCCATCTTAATTCCTCCGCAGATCTCAAGGATGCGGTTGATTGTTGGAACGTCAAGTGTGTCTTCAAATGCGTCTTTATCCTTTACCAATTCAGGCAATTGCTTTTCTAGGGCTACTGCACATGCTTCGATAAGAATCGTGAGTGTTTCGTCTTCTGATGTTACTTCTTGTGTCTTCTGAATGACCTTCATAAACTTACGAAGCTCTTTAATTGTTAAAGGCTTAAGTTTAACGGTTGCGCCATTTTGTAGCTGAATTTCTTCAACATCGTATACTGTTGTTGCCATTTAATCCTCCTAGGATCTAGTCTTAATTATTGTATCATATTGACAATATAAGGGCAATAAAAAACCCCCCAATTACTTGAGGGGAATTTTATTAATTAATTAATATTAATTATAGCCAGGTGCGGTCTACGATTGTACCGTATTCTGCGCCTGCGTCTGCTGATGCTCCTGATGGAAGCAAACGGAATGTTACTGGGAATGTTGATGCTGCGTTACGAGCCAAAGAGAACTGTGACTGTTGTACAGAAAGAACACGACGTGCATAATATACACGCTCTGTCTTTGATGATGATGCAGTTGTTGGAGCCTGTCCAATTGCAACTAGCTGACGCTCAACTGGAGCTTCTCCTAGTGCACCTGCTGCAAGACCTAGCTGCTTACCATTTGCGGTAAGAGTTGATTGTGACTGACCAAATACGGCAAGAACGTTCTCAAGAGTTCCTTCTGCCATTTCTGTTGCAATCATAACTTCCATTGTTTCCTTGAACAGCTTAGCTGTATCAAGAAGCTGATCTACTGTTACTGAACCGTATGATGGGTTGTAAGTAATCTGAAGACCATTGTTTGTAAATCCTACGTTACGATATGCAGCACCTGTTGTTGCTGATGATGTTGCGTTATCTACATCTACTCCGTTAAGAGTTGTGATGTATGACTCACCCGCTACATAACCGACTACTGGTGTTCCAGAGCCTGCTGTACCGTTCTTAAATGCTGGAACTGTCTTGTTACGTGCAACTGCTCCTGATACTGCTGTACCTGGAACCAAGTTTTCTACGTATCCTGATGTAGTAGAATCTTCTACTGACAAGAATAGTGGTGACGCACCGACAAGAATATTTCTAGCATTACCTGTGTTTTGTGCCATGTTGTAAAACCTCCTGTTAAATAAATATATATATATTGACTTACTTTAAATCAAGCTGGCTAGGCTCATTTCCTCTTATGTCCAATTTTACTGGATTAAGCCTTTAAAAGCAACTAGGCAAATCTACCTAGTCTATCGGTGACTCTAGAGTATTTGACCTCTAGTATTACGTCTGCTGACAGGAAACCCTGAAGTTCTTGAGATGGCTCAATTGGAGAGGTCTCTGTGATATGAATACTGTGGAAAATTAATTTATTAGAAGTCTTTGAGGAATTGACATCCTTTGCAGATTCGTCCATTCTTCTGAAAAGGTCTGTCATGAGGTTTCTCATCTCATAGATTTCTGTTACATCTGTTGAATAGATGGTGAACAAAACCTTCTCACAGCATATTAGCCAGTTCTCCTCATAGGATAAACCGATTTTGTCATATACGATGTGCTTCTTGCCGTTTAGGAATTGATCCATTTCTGGCAATTGCTGGACTGGAACAATAGGGATTATCTCTGTTCCAAGGTTGTCTGAGTAATAATCGTTCTGATTAAACATTCCCGTCGACTTTAATTGTGTCCATAGGAACTTGCGAAGCTCGAACATTGCGTCTATCTTATAATCTACTGTCATAGTGAGCCTCCAAATGATGAACTTAATGCTGCGTCCGCCTGCATTCTTATTTTACCAGCACTGAAGCTATACTGCACCTTTTTAATATTAATTGGGACATTTAGGGCTCTAGCGATCTTGGCATTGAAGATTCTTTGGAATCCAGATGAACGTATTGAAGAGTTTACTAGCTGCCCGCCAAAAAATCTACCATATGTGAGGGCAAACTGATTTGTTGCCGCCCTGCCTCCAGGCCTCTTGACGGTCACAGAGGTTCCTTTAGGCATAAATACTGTTGCACCATCTAATTCAAATACTAAGCGCTCTGCTGACTTTGGGCGAATTACTACGGGCATTCCCTCTTCCATCACGGTAGCCTTATTACTAAATACATATTTTCTTTTTTGCTTTTTGTTCTTAGAAGGAACTGCTGATTTAGATAACTTAAAGTCACGACCTATTCTAAATGAAAGTCCGCCCGTGTCTATTAGATATAAATCAAATAATCTAAATGAGGGATTGCCTGTCTTATTCCACTCATATACGTGGTGAAGGCTTTTAGGCTTTGTTCTTGCCTGAGCATCTACATACTGACCGAAGTCTTTTTCTATTTGATTAAATATGGTTGTTTTAAATAAGTTTTTAAATTCGGCATTTGATGTCAGCTTAGAAAGGACTGCAGCTTCATAGTATAGGAATGCTGATATCTGGGCTACTGTGCTGTCCTTGATTACTCCTGGAACTGATCCAGCCATCAATCTTTCTAGACCGCTAGATGCTTGCAGTAATGCTACGCTACTGTCCAATTACCTGACTCTCCGATCTTTTTATAGTGGCGTTATATCCAACAATTCCACCTAGTGGTTCTGTCATTGGAACAACACCCATTACTTCAAATACTGTCGGAGTGTTATTTGGAAAGTTAATTTCTTCCCATATTACGGTGCCATCTAGATTTCTGATATTTGTAATCTTTTCTCTAAAGGTAACCTTTGTTGCAGTTCTTACTTGTAGTACCTGATCATTTAAATACTTATTAGAAAAGACTTGCTTGTCTCCAGCCGTTCTTGAAGATGAGTTGCTTACTGTACCCTTAGCACTGCATGGTACTGTTCTAGTAAACTGCCACTCTTTTTTTAAAGCCCCTGTCGACTCATCCTGTGTGTCAAACTGCTTATAAACATCCATAAGCATTGGAAAAACTGAATCAATAATGGCATACATTAGATCAGAACCATTTGAGTAATAACATACGGATTAAGAAGCTGGTCTACATATAGATTGCCAGTTCCCTTTGATGCCGATGCATTATACTCAAAGCTCCAGTCAAATGTCTTGATTGATTTGATATACTTATTTCTCCAGACCTTGTCCTTTGAGAAGTAATCTTTCATCAGTTCAACTGTAGCAAGCTGGACCTTATCTGGAACAGATTCCCATCCAAATTGTCCTACGATCTTGTACTTAATATTTTTAGAAAATACACCGTTAAATGTATCATTAATTGATGGCGGAACTAAACCATTTGCAACATATACCGTATTATCCAATAGGTTAGTTCTGTTTACTCTTACTCCGAATCCAGTCTCTGAAACAATTGGATCGTACAACCAGTTATTGACTTTAGGAGTAGCAAGATTGTCCACTAGCAAGATATCATTAGAGTAGATCTTATATATCTTGTTTAGTTTAGCTGGAAGAGGAAGTGTGTCTGAATCATCTCCATAGATTGACTCTTCTCCTGAGTATAGATAAAAGTCTTGATTTGTAAAATCTTCTACTATCTTTCTTGCATATCTTTCTGCTGCCTGTAGATCTCCGTATGTCTTATAATTTGGATCGCTTGGGTCTGCCCCGAAGTTCAAATCATCTATCTGTTCATTGATATTGATATAAGGAGATACTACATTAGCATATGTGGTATGTGTTCCTACTGCCCCGCCTGAAACTGTATACTGCCATACAATCTTAAAGTTTCTAGGATATGACGAATACGAAAATGGCAACACTATTTGATAGGTACCAATATCTGTCTCTACCGCCGTTGCATTAATCGTTGACAATATAGTTGTCGGTAGTATGACATTGGTTGGATCTTTTGTTACGTCATAAATCTTTGCTGTTACAACGCTAGAAGGTGTTATTAGTTCACCCTCCCAATAGATCTTTGTTCTAATTGGTGAGTTGCTGTTTACGTATATCTCTGCCATGTTATAGGCTTAGATTAGTTGTAATACTCCTGAACTTCCTTTGGAGTTGCTAATCTGAAGCCCTCCTCCTTATCAAAAATTTCTTGAGCATTGTCTTCTGTCATTGCAATAAACGGGTGCTCTCTTGTAAATGTAAATCCATTAATATCATACCTGAAGTTTTCTCTAGTCATTCTAACTAGCACTGTGTCTTCTGGCTGAGCATTTGGATCAAATCTTGGAAGAATCTCTTCTGCGTTCTCGCTGAATTCATCTGTCGAATCTTCGATGTCCTTAATAGTCTTTTGATAAACAGACCATGTGACTCCCTCTTCTGCAAGGGCGGCAACGATATCTGCCTTACTCTTAATACCATCAGTATCAACTGCAAAGTCCTCTGCAATTTTTCTGAGTTCTGCTACTTTCAATGTCTCGAATGACATATTATCTCCTTTGTTAGGTTATTCAATTATAGCATTGATAAATTAAAATGAAAAGCCCCCAAAATTAATTGGGGGCCTTTCGAGGGTTTTATCTTAAATTAATTAAGAAGCAACCTTAACGTTCTTTACAACGACCCAAGCGTCAGCTTGTTCGATCTGGACGCCAACACGAGTATACATTGTGTACTCGATTGAGTCCTTACGTGGCCAGAAGAAGCGGTAGACTGTTACGTCACGCTTAACTCCGATAACTACGTTATTTGGGAATGACAAGTGAATGTCTCCGTGTGATCCTGATGGTGTTGCGTAATCACCAGTCTGTGTCTCGTTAAGAAGTGGTACTTCAACAATCGGAATACCGAATGCGAATGGTGCCACATATCCTGCTGGTCCACCTAGTGGTGCGACTCCGCCACGGATAACGCTTGAAGCGATGTCCTGTGGAATTGTCTGGTTTGTTCCAATGCTGTTAGCATATAGGAAATCCTGAATCAAGTTTGATCCAGCAAGGAAGCGAAGGTCTCCACGACGTTGCTTGTACTTACGTGGCATAGCCTTAAGTGCCTTGTTGAATACTTCACGTGATACTGCGGCTCCAGCTGCGTCTACGACACGACCTGATGCCTTTGCCTTCTTTACAACGCCATCGAATGACTTGTAAAGAGCGTCTCCTGTTAGGGAAGTATTTCCATTGAGGATTACATCTTCAATGTCGTTACCTGCCTGTGTTGCCATCAAACGTGCAATGTGATCTTCTAGATCTGCACCTTCGATGTTGTCTTCTAGAGACTCTGTTGAAAGCTCCCAGTCCATGCGGAGTTTCTTTGTTGTCAAAGAGATTTTTGAGAAAGTTACTGCATTGTTAGATGCTGTATCGTCTGCCTCAGTTGCAAGCTTCATAAGCTTCTCACCAACGGACATACGGTCAATCTCGGCTGTGTCTGACTTCATACGAACTGTACGTGCGACCTTACCGATTACGGTTGCGTCGAACATATAGTCAAGGAAGCGAGCTGATTGTTCTGGGTTAAGAAGTCCACCGTTACCAGCTTCTGATGCACGGTGTGTTCCTGTTCCACCAGTTGTTGAGGCAAATGTGCCTGTAGCTGTAGTTCCAGCTGCAACTGCTTTTTCTAATGTTTCATTGCTCATTATTTTATACCTACCTTAGTTGAATATTTCGTTTACGGAACCGAGGAAAGAACCGTTCCATTTAGATTTTTTGATTGTTACTTCTTCTGATCGGCCAAGATCTGAAGACTTCTTGATTGCAGTCTCTGATTCTACTGCGTCGACACGCTTTTGTACACCATCAATCGTGTTCTTGATGTTATTTACAGCGCTTGAAAGTGCTGTGTGTTGTTCTGCCAACTCTGAAATTCTAGCATCTACGCTCTTGCTGAAAGTTTCAACAGTCTCTTGGATTGTTGTTACTTGTGCTGCATTTGCTTCAGATGCCTTGTTTAGAGTTTC